GACCAGTTCCCGGTGTTGATGCAGCTTGAAGAGTCGGGAACTCCGGCTGCTTTTACTCTCTCTTTCAAACGTAATAGCTCCGAACCTGCCAAGATATTGAAGTCCTTTTAAACGGTTTTTACCGACGTACCTTTGTATCGGATTAATCAGATACAAAGGATAATGACATTTTCAAACTTATATAGTGCAGTCTGCCGGGGTAAGTGGTTCGTTTCGTTCCGGGAGGTCGAATCTAACTTTCTTCTTGTTGATAAACTGCTGGACCATGGAGTAGACAATCAGGATGCCGAGAAGTTGGCGGATAGGGAACCTATTCCGTTAATGGTCGCAGCAACGGATGGACGCAGTATGAAGTTAAAGAATAGTTTCAGTGATGCTCCACAAGGCAGTACGGCTATTATTCCGGTGCATGGTACGATGCTCAAGTATGGTACTTATTGCAGTTATGGGACTATGGAGTATGCGGACCTTATTCGGGAAGCAGCTGATTCATCGAATATCTCTTCTGTTTTATGTGACATCGATTCCGGTGGCGGTGCAGTGGATGCCATTGCACCGCTGGTCGATGCCATTCTTTATGCCCGAAGTAAAGGAAAGGCGGTTGTTGCACATTGTGACCTTTGTGCATCGGCAGCTTATTATGCGGCTTCTTATTGCAATGAGATTATTGCATCGAATACTATATCGGCAGAGTTCGGTAGCATCGGTGTGATGATGAGCTTCCCTGACTATGCCAAATATTATGAGAGCGCCGGTATTAAAATGCATACCATTTATTCCAATCTATCTGATTACAAGAATGCTCCCTTTGAAGCAGCTAAGAAAGGAGACTACGCTTCCATTCGTGATGAAGAGCTGGATCCGTTGGCACGCGACTTCCAGGCGAATGTCAGGAAGAACCGGGGGAATTGCTTGATGCTGGAGACTGAAGGACTGCTCCGCGGGCGTATGTTTTATGCGGAGGATGCACTGAAAGTCGGTCTGATAGACAGTATCGGTACTCAGGACTATGCAGTGAAGCGCAGTCGTGAAATTAGTTCTGAAATGACTATTTACAATTATATCAACTCAAAATCCTAAAAACTATGTTTGCAAAAGTAATGAGCGTAGTACTTGGTATCTTGGGAATCTCTGCATTTGCCAAAGATGAGAAAGGAAAATCCATCCTTCTCTCTACGCAGGAAGAGGAACTCAAGAAAAAGTACGGTGATGTATTTCTCGAATCCTTTAAAAAGGATCTCGCGGAATTTGAAAAAGATGGTAAAAGTGCAGAAGATGCGGTTACCGATGAAGTAAGGGCGGAGTTAGAGGCGGAGCGCAACAAGAATGCACAGGAACTTGCTGATGCCCGTAAGCGTTTGAAAGAGCTGGATGCTAAAGTTGACGCGCAGGCAAAGGAGATTGCCACTAAGGATGCCCAGATTGCGAAAATGGCGAAAGAACCGGCACCGGATGCAGGAGAAAAAGTAACAGGAGGTAAAAACGAAATGGGCAACAAGTTTAAGCCGGACATGAGCCTGGCACACAACCAATATTTAGATGCTGCATTTAAAGGTGCGGCGTATAGTGGTAATTCGACCATTGAGACAACAGAGCTTCAGAAAGAGTTCGGTAAGTATGTTTCTTCCGAACGACTTGAAATACTGAAAGGCTTGATGGGCGCTACGGAGTCTACCAAATATATGTCTACCATCGTTACGGATAAGACAGAAGTGCGTGCGCAACAGGCGGCCATCGATTCTGTACTCCAACAGTTCGTACCGAAGTGGACGCCTAAGGGAAAATCAAAATTCACTCCGTTGACTATCAAGAACTACAAGTGCAAGATCAACGTACCTATTACTCCGTCAGACATCATGGAAGATATTCTCGGATACTTATATGATGAAGATCTGAAGCCGGAAGATATGCCGGTAGTTAAGTACATCTTGTATAAGCTGATTTTCCCGAAGCTGAACGAGGAACGTGAAATCGCATTGGCGATTGGCGAGTTCAAGGAAACTTCGGCCGCGAAAGATGGTGATGCTGCAACGGATGCCAATGATGTCATGGACGGTTATATCACCCAGTTGAAAAAACTGAAAAAAGCGAATAATAAGGATGTTACTTGGTTGCTTGATGGTGAGAAACTTGCAGATGCGACATTGGTAACCCAAATTGAAAAAGCGGTTGATGAAGTGAAGCCTCTGTATAAGAATAAGGCTATGTTTATTCATGCCGATCCGGACTTGGTGACTCGCTATGGTAAGGCTTACCGTAAATTGTATCCCTGGCTGAAGAATGAAGATGGAGAGAAAATCAAAGTTGACTTCTCTAAATTCACATTTGTACCGCTTGAAGGAATGCGAGGTACGGGGGTATTCTTTATCACGCCGAAAGAGAATTTCAAGCATCTGCGTAGTAAGGATCCTCAGAATGCTAAGGTTTGGATGCAGGGAGAAAACTACGATGTGAAGATATTCGCGGAGTGGTGGGAAGCTACCGGTTTCTGGCTGGCAGAAGCTATTTTTGCTTATCTGCCGCCTGAAGAGAGCGTTTCTTCATCCTCTTCTTCATCAGAAGGTGTTTAATAATTTAATATAGGAGGTATATATGGCTGAAGCAGCTTATACAATGGTTTCGGTTCCCAAGAAAACATCAAATGCCGGACGTCCGAAGGGCAAGAAGTCTTATATCGTGCTCTTCCGTTGGGAAGACGTTAAAACTTATACCCGCGATGAAAAAGGTGTAAAGGTGAGTGCCTTTGAAATGATGGCAGGCAAGAAGCCCATAGCAGTGTATGCTACGGATTCTACGATAAACATCTATCACTCCAGTGAGGGTGAAGATGATGCACGTGGATTCATTCATCATGTAGATTATGAGCATCCGGGTACAGAGCTGGAACATGATGAGTTTGTCAATAACAATATCAATGAGAATTTGGGTGCAATCGTGTTCGGATGTTCGGGGGATGATGCGAAGATAGCCGGAACTCCTTGTACTCCGCTTAAGATGACTAAGGCGGATTCACTGGATAATAAGGAAGGTGATAAAAACACTATTAACTTGGCAAGTTCTTTGCGCGGTGGTACAATCGGACATATTGCCAAGAACCTTATTCCGGCAACTGACAATGAAGAAATTAATGCAGTACTTGGATTAACTGCGGAAGCAAGTTCATCTTCCGGTGGTGCTGGAGTTTAGTTAGTTCTGTTTTGTTTAAAGGTTGGTTAGTAAAAGAGGCGTTTGCATAGCATCCGCCTCTTTTTGTGTCCTTTTATAAACTGTTAACAGGGGGTATTTTTGTATCGAACTTAAAAAAAAACTATGACAGCAAAATCGAAAAAAACAGAAAAAAGAATTGAGGAAGCGATTACTGCAGAAACAACCGCTTTAGCTCAGACTGAAACGGATGCGCCGAAAGAAGTGAGTGTCCAGGATCATATAACAGTGGTTATTCCTTATTGCAAGGAATTTGCTCAAGGTAGAGAGCTGCTTTTTGCACTCCGTTCCTGGCAGCATAATGTACGTTTCGGTATCAATATCGTAGTAATCGGAGATCGTGAAGACTGGTTCAGTGACGAGATTACTTTCATTGAGCATGAACGTATATCTGATAATGCACAGGTAGATACTCTGGCGAAATTGAGGGTTGCCGTTGAGTCGGCGGAGGTTACCGGACGGTTTATTTGGACCAATGATGACATTTATGTAATGAATCCCATTTCATTGGCTCACATCGAACTACCCAAAGTACTGGGAACTCTCAATTCGGATAAGTACAAAGGGCTTTATGCGGAAAATATGAAACGCACGAAACTACTACTGGAGAAGAACGGATTGTTATGCCTGAACTATGGTACACATACCCCTCTGTTGTTTGATAAGGGGCAACTGACTGCCATGTTTGAACGGTTCCCGGAACTGGAGAATGGCGGGTATCTCTTTTCTTCTGTATATTATAATTCTCTGCCATATCCGACGCAACCAGTATATCTTGACTGGAAAACAGATCAGGTATTATTGCCTGTTGTTTCTAAACAGCCGGATGAAAAGGTAGTGGAGGAGATGCTATCACGTAAAGTATTTATGAATAATGCCGTTTCGGGGTATTCGTCCTGGTTGGAGAAGTTCCTTGAGGATTGTTTTCCGTCTCCTTCCGATTTTGAAGAGTGAAGGGGTAGGGCGAAGCTGCCTTCACGCAGGGAGTCGGTTTCTTTTCGTGAAGAGTTTCCATTTCTGAATGATCCGGATTGTCCTATGGAGTTGGAAACACTTGCTTCGCGGAAATTTGGAAAATATCATGCTTATGTGCGGTTACATCCGAAATTGCGCGATTGTACTTCGCTTCAAGAATGTGCGGATGTCAGCCGTAAGTTGATTGATAACTACATAGACAACCGGATGATATGGGAAGAGCTGAACTATTACAAGGAACATCATACTCTGCTGGGAAAACATCCGGCCTTTGCAGAATTCCGCCGTAGAAGTGAGCTTTTAAAACTTCCAGTCAAAGAGTTGGTGCGCCGGCAGCGGCAGGTAGAGAATAATATCTGGCGGGTTAAATCGGAAATGGCCAAGGGAGATAAACCGCATTTGGATATAATCCGTCGCGAAAGGCTGGTTGGCTATGAGAAAGAATTGGAAGATATAAATCGACTATTGGAATGAGTTATTATTTCAATTTGGAAGAACTTCGACAGGAAATGTCTGATTCCCGGATGTTTTCCAAGCGGTTTGAAACGATGTTGACATTCAAACTGAATAGTCTGAAAGAACTATGCGGTCGTTTACCAAAGGATAACGAGGCGTTCTTTATCGAAACCCAAAAGAGCTTTACGGCATTTACTTTTATAGTATATCTGATAAAGCATGCCGGACGGGTGAATCACTTGTATGTGGCAACCTATTCGACGAATGAACGTATTATTAACGCGTTGCTCCGCTGGCGGGAGAAAGAACTGATTGGAAACATTCACTTGCATATTTCGGAGACGATTAAATTCCGTATGCCGAAGATCTTTGAACGGTTGATGCAGCTCCATCAGGAAAGAACGATTGAACTAACCTTTTCTTGGAGCCATAAGAAAATAACCTGCCTGGATACGATGGCGGGTTATTTTGTTGTGGAAGGATCCGGTAATTACGGAGAAAATGCAATGGAAGAGCAGTATGTATTCTTAAAAAACAAGGAAGTGTATGAGTTTCGTAGCGGACGAATTGGTGAAATGGCGTGAAGAACCGCCATGGTTTAACAGGATAGATCTGAATGAGTTTGAGCGGTTGGCAGGTATCGGTTATGAACCGAAACAGATAGCCATGTATTACCATATAGCGGAGGACGATTTCCTTTGGTACTTTAATTTGATAGGCTCCCCACTGAAATACCATTATGAGCGTGGACAACTGATTCAACTGGCTAAAGAGGGGTTGGCTATGGCAGCCAGTGCGGAGACCGGTGACAATGTGACCCAGGCGCAGCGGTTCGACAAGTTCCGCCAGGCGACCGGGTATCGCAATTCTATTAGTAAAATCTTTTATGATGATATAGGCTGATGTTTGATAAATCTCATTTCGATACGTTACAGGACTACATCGCTTCAGGATGTACCATAGAACTGACTGATGAAGAGTTGGACTATTATAACGTTCTATATGCATTGGTTGGAATAAATCGTAAATATGGTAAGGATAATGCTATTGCTTTCCTTATGCACGAACCTTTTAATGTCGAAAGGATCCGCGCCCGACAGATGTACAGTGAGGCGATTAATTTGTTTTACCTCTGCGATAGCATTGAGAACAATGCACATCGCAATATGATGTACGATAACCTGATGAAAGCCGCACAGGTGGTTCTTCAGAACGCTACCAGTTCTAAGGATATGGAAGTGTACGGTAACCTGACCGTTCAGGCGGCCAAAATCAAACAGTTGGATAAACCTGACCCGATAAAACCCAAAGAAATAGATGAAAAAAACATCAAACTTTATGACCTCGATCCGGGAGTAGTGGGATTACCGTCGGCTAATCGGCAGCTGCTCGCTGCACAGATTGATGCGATGCAGGACGTGCCGATGCGTGAGAAAAGACGTCTTAAACGGGATGCCAACATTATTGATGTCAATATAGAAGAGATGCTCGATGACCAGGAAGAAAAAACTAAAGATATCGGATGATGTGGAGCAACGCTATTCCAATTGGATGGCGCAGCTCATTGCTGTGATGATGCCATGGTCCCTATATTGGGTTGCCGGACGCGCATCAGCCAAGACGGTGCAGGTGTTGGCTGAACGTGTGCAGGAAGTAGCCTGGGATTGTCAGGGTGCACCGTTCGCTTGGGTGGCTGATACTTACTCTGATTTACACAAAAATGTGATCCCGTCGCTTATTGACGGGCTTTCGTTGCTGGGGTGGGAACTGGGTATTCATTACGTGATCAATCAGGAACCGCCGAAAGAATGGAAAGATCGTATGTACAACGTATGTTCCGACTGGCGCAATACTATGGTGTTCTATACTGGCTTCAATTTCACCTTCATTTCTTTGGATCGTCCGGCCATTGGTGCCGGGCGTTCCTATGTCGGTGTGTTTGGTGATGAAGTGAAATATTTTCCGGAAGAGAAGTTCACGAACTTGCTGAAAGCTGTGCGTGGATTCCGCGTGAAGTATGGAGATAGTGTATGGTATCGTAGTCGTACGCTGACTACGGATATGCCGAATCCGAATCACCTGGGGGAATATGATTGGATCCTCAAGTTGGCGAAACAGAATGATAAGAAGAAAATATTGTTGATGCTGCAGACCGGGTTTGTCTACAATGAGACGAAAAAGGAATACGTGGCGGCTATGCAACGTTATAAGGAATTGAAAGCAGCGTTCCGTTCTGATCGCTCTTTACAAGCTAAAATGGATGCTGCAGAACGTTCCATGATACTTGCCGGGAAGAATATGAAGCGTTGGGAGGAACGCTGGATTAAAACACGCAGGGGTGTTTCTTTCTTCTTTATATCTTCCTCTTATGTCAATGTGGATGTATTGGGTGAGGATTGGTTTTCGGATGAGTTCGCCGAGGGACTTGAGGGTATTCTATGTAATATCCTATCTATTATTCCCAAGTTGGAAGCCAGCCAGATGTTCTACTGCAATTTGGCTGTGAAGCATTTCTATGCAGACGGTTTTCTGAATGAAGTAATTGAACAGCATCCATTCGGGTGGGAACAGGATTGCTCTGTACTGCGTTACCTGGACATGCACAAACCATTGGAGGCGGGTATGGATGCGGGTAATATGCTTTCAATGGTATTCGGGCAGAGAAACGGACATACAATGCGCATATTGAAGGAGCTTTATACGCTTCCTCCCAACTCCGTACGTGTACTGGCCGATAAGTTCCTCTACTACTTCAAGCCTCACAAACGTAAAATACTCAAGCTGTATTATGACCGCTCCATGAATAATTATAAAGGGGTGGGGGCGGATATGGCTACGCAGATAAAAAAGAATATTGAGACGGATGCTGCCGGCAATCGTACAGGCTGGCAGGTACAGCTTATGTCGTTGGGACAGGGAAACATCGGTAGTAATTTGGAGTATAGGTTCTTCATGGACTTGTTGAGTGGTAATTTGGAGCGCACGCTCTTTACGTTATTGATAGATCAACATAACTGCCCGAATCTTAAATCGGAAATGGAAGTAACGGAGACTAAGATAGCCAGCGGCCCTAACAACTCCAGTCTGATAGTGAAACAGAAGACAGGAGATAAGCTACCTACTCATAGGTTGCCAAAGGAGTCAACCAACCTGACGGATGCACTGAAGTACTTTGTTTTACGTAAGGAATACATTCGTATTTGGAGGTTAGGTAGAAGCGTATCGGGGGCTGCTTCGGTGTGAGCTTCTTTTTCTGTTTGTTTAGTAGTTTGGCCCTACTGTCTGTGAAGATAGTAGGGCTTTTTGTATAGAGAGTTACCGAAGCAGGTGGGATGTCGCAAGGGACACAAAATTGTATTTGTAATGATTTTATCATATTTCCGAGGGCGGACGGGCGTCTGCAATCGCAAACATACGACGGCGCGGCTCGGGCAGTAAGCTGTTTCATCCCTGTGATAAAAATCACAGGAATGGGTTTATTGTTTGTTTTTCAGAGGAGTATCTTTTTCTGATGGACATTTTCACGTCAAAAAACGTCCGCTTTAGGGAAGATGTCAGCCCGATGAAATGAGGGAGCGCGAAAAATCCATGTGGCACACTTGATTATGTAAACTGTACAGGGGTACAGACCTAACCAAACTTAGCCACATGGATTTTCTGCGTTTTAGCGGTAGAAAGCAGTGCTTCCTGTCTGCTTTTTTTGCATCCATGCAGGGTACACCCGGTTTTGCCCATTCAGAGGAGAGACCGGGCAGAGCGGAAAGGCTGGTGAGGTGTTTGATATTAGACTGATAGACCATGTTATAATAGCGGGGGATACCTATTACAGCTTTGCCGATGAGGGGTGCTTATAGAGGTGGAACGGGTGCGGGTGTAAAGAGGTGTTTTTTATTTCTTCGTTCCTTCAACCACGAAGGGGAATTTGTTTAAAGTTAAAAGGATATAATTTTATATCTTTTTATTGGATGAATATTTGCAGGATATAAAATTATATCCTATCTTTGTTGCGTAATCAAAAAACAATATGATATGCCAACAGTTTTAATTTTATTCGGATTGAAATTTAAAATCTACACAGCGGAACACCAGCCACCGCATTGCCATGTCACCAGTCAAGACGGGCAAGCCAAGTTTGAAATCAGAGACGAAGTCAAATTGATAGAGAACAAAGGTATGAAGCCTAAAGACTTGAGTTTGGCAAGAGCGATTTTAGAGGAAAATCTGGAAGTTATCCAGGAAGAATGGAAAAAATTGCATGGGGATTTTTAATCCCCCATGCTTCCTAATATAAAGAAGGAGGTTGATATGAAGATTATTAAATTATGGTTTGAAAATGGTAGGATTTATGTAACCAATGACAAGGAGGAGACTTTGTACCAATCTTTGAAATTCTATCCTCGCTTGTTAGTGGCTACCGATGAGCAACGTGCAAAGTATGAATTTGAACCGTTTGGTATCCATTGGGATGAAATAGACGAAGATATGAGTTATGAAAGTTTCTATTACGATGATACCAAAGAACCGGCTCCTGGTATTCAGGATGCTTTCCTTTCACATCCGGAATTGAATATCTCGGCGGTTGCCCGGAGGATGGGTATTCAGCAGAGTTTGTTGGCAAGCTATATAAAGGGGACGAAAACGCCTTCACCGGAACGTAGGAAACTGATATTGGATACTATCCATGATATTGGCAGTTCGTTACAGGCTGTATCATTTTAGATAGGAGAAGATATGGAAAAGATTAAAGTGAAAGTTGATTGGTGCGATAAAAATTTCGGTGCGGTTACTGAAGATGATGTATTGTGTGGTGTGGTTGTCGCTACTTCTAAGAGCTATGACGGGCTTATGAAAGAACTCTCCGATGCAGTTTGCCAACACGTTGAAGGACTATTGCAGGATGGTGAAACAGTTCCTGAATGGTTGGTTACTGGGGATTATGAATTTGATATTGAATTAGGTGTTGCAGCCTTACTTCGTAAATGTGAGCAATTTACTTCTTTGGCAGCCATAGCACGCGTATCAGGCATTAATCAACAGCAGCTTTCTCATTATGCCAGCGGTTTGCGTATGCCTCGTATCGAACAAAGAAAACGTATTGTTGAAGGGCTTCATCGTATAGGAAAGGAATTTATGGAAGTTGTGTAGTTATTGTTTGACAGACGTATTATACAGCTTTGTTTTCTGAGGCTTCCACGTGTTGGAAGCCTTTTTTATGAATCAAAAAAAACAACTTCCTTTTCTGTAAAAAAATCATTTTTTCTTTGAAGACTTAATCTTTTTTTACAATTTTGTACAGCCAAATATAAACCAAGTTATTCATCTCCTCATATCGTGTAACCCGTAGATAATCGGGTTCCGGGTGGTTCCGGTTGGCGCACGATATGAGGAGATGATGTTTTAATACTATGGAACTGAAAGATTTTATCAAAGGAACTATTAAGGATATCTCTGAGGCAATTACTGAGTTAAATGAAGAAATAGGTGATACGGGATTACTAGTTAATCCTAAAGTGGATAACCATTTGGAGAATACCCGATATACAGTTGATGGGATGATAATACAAGATATAGAGTTTAATCTTCAAGTGTCTGCATCAGAAAAGACTGATGCAGGCGGTGGTATTCATATTAATGTGTTGAAAGCTGGGCTGAGTAATGCGACGGACAATGCGACTGTTAGCACTATTCAATTCAAAATAGCGGTGTCATTGCCCACGTGTATGGGGTAGTTCAAAATACTCTGCCTGCCCAGTTGTGAGGTAGCGATAAAGAATCTCCGAGATAACAAGGGGATGTAATTCCTTCTTGGGAAAGAAGTTTTTATACCAACTGAGTATTTCTATGGATTTATCCAAGCAATATTTGCGAAGTTCTATTTCGTTCATGGCGGATGTTTTTTGCAAAAATAGCATATAAATGTTTGAATAGGAAATTATTAATCGAATATCTAATAGTATAGATTATATGGAAGTAGAAACAAAGAAATGTTTTGTAATTATGCCTATTGGTGATACGGTAGGATATGCTAAGGGACATTTTACAAAAGTATATAGACATTTGCTAAAACCTGCCATTGAAAAAGCCGGTTACTCTCCAGAACGCGCTGATGAAGTGCAAAGCACCAGTTTAATAGCGGCTGATATTATTGATAGAATATGTAATACTCCTATTGCGATATGTGATATCAGTTCTTGTAATCCAAATGTATTTTATGAGCTTGGAATAAGACATACCTGCTTATTGCCTGTTGTTCTAATTAAAGATAAGAAAACGAATAATCCTTTTGATATAAAGGATATTCGATATATTGAATATTCGGAGAATCTCGAATATGATAATGTGATTGAAAAGCAGGAGGAAATTAAAGTTGCTATCATTAAAACCTTAGAAGATTTTCAACATGGTGTTTGCCGAAATTCTTTAATTCCTTTAATTAGATCTGACTCAAGTAATAATGAGAATCAATTATGTAGTGATTTATCTTTCTTGGAGAAGGAATCTGAAAAAATATCTACATTAATAGATAATAGTACGGTTTGTGATTGCACGGAGATAGTTCCTTTGATAGGGCGATTTAAAAGAATGTGCCACAATTATCCTGGCGGTATTACATTTGCTGAGTATCTAAAAATGAAATTCCTTTATAAATATCCAGGTGAATATTATGAAATTCAATTATTTCTTGCAGAGCAACAATTATTATAAATTAAATATATAAATGTATGAAGAAATGTTTGTTTTTGACAACTTATTTAGTTGTCTTGTTTTTAACGGCTTGTGAAGATAATAAACCTACATTTACAAGAGCAGCTATAATCTCGGAGGATTTTGTTTCTCCACGAATGAAATATCCGGCAGAGGTCGAATTTGAGGGTGATCGTAGAGGATCTGAAACTTCACCCAATGAGTATGATGTGTATCAGAAGTTTACTGCAAAAAATGCTTTTGGAGTCAAATCAAGTTATGTGTATAAGATACATATGGTTTATAAAAGTGGTGATTGGACTGATGTTAATAGTTGGACTTATGATTCCTTAATCATTGAAGAAATATCAACAGGAGAACAGCATAAATACAATTCTCCTACAGATTAAATCTTATTGTTTTGGCACTTTCAAATATTATCCCCATATTTGCAGTGCTAAAAACATTCCATAGAATGTAATCTATGTCGCGGAGCGCGGTTAATGCTCACGAAATACGAGGGGCTTTTTTTATGCCCATATCTTAATCATTTTCGTGGAGTCACGACAATGATACATACGAAATAGGCGGCTGCCTTCCCAACATTTTTTCATGCTCTGGCATAGAATCTATGGATGTTTTTAGCGAAACGGGAATAGGCAGCCGTTTTTCTGCCTAAACGCTAAAAACATCCATAGTTATGAAAACTCAATTCCCCGGCACTCTCAATGTGCCAGCTTCCGGTATTCCTACCGTAGGCGAACCTGTCAATGCTCTTACCGAGCAAGTGAATAATCTGCAACGCCGCTACTATCGTAGCATGGCTCCTGACTGTGAACTTCACAGTTCCTCTGATCGTTGGTACTTCGGTGCTATCCTTGCTGCTTGCATAGGATTGGTATTCCCGCCTTTGTTTGCAGTTACTGCATTGTGCGTTTACAAGGCAAAGAAATGCCGGAAAGGAGGTAAGGAATGACTAAGGACGAATACATTGCTTTTCTGGAAAACGAGAATAAGCAATATCACAAGGAAATCCAGCAACTAACTTATGAGAAAGGCTTCTTGCAAGGACGGCTTATGGCATTTTTCCAATCTTATCCGAAATTGGGAATGAAACTTATACCTGGTGGTAAATATGGTGAACTAAAACAGAAAGGAGGCGTAAAATGAACGAGTTCAAGAAAAAATATATGGCTGATTTTACACTGGTAGCTTCAGCTGATAAAGGTGATTTGGCTTTGTTGCTAAAAACACTTGTTGAATTGAATTCTGAGTTCGGTGTTTCCGTAAAAAGTATATTATTCTGCTATGAACCTTTTTCGACAATAAGTATCGGTTTTTCTTATGAGGATGCCATAGCAGTAATACGTGGTGAATTAAGCGAGGATGCCTATATAGAGCGCAACCGAAGGGGTAGAAAATAAGGAACATTTTTTTATACATTAATATATGGGGTCGGTGGTCTGCGAAGATAGCCGGCTTTTTTTATGTCCTTTTTCTTGGTAGTTCTTCGGGATATCTTTGTATCGGATTAATAATATAGCAATGGGTGCACACGCAGAGAGAATGGCACAGGGGCAGAACCGGAATGGTTGGCGTAAAAAGGGCAATGCATTCGATAACCGTTATCCGCTTGATGTTATCATTGAGGGTGATACCGGCTATACACAGCAGTTTGAACGTCAGCAGAATAAAGAAGCTGTGGCAGATTTTAATGCTGATGTAAAGGCCTGGGGGAAGAAGGTCGATTCCGCTTTGCGTCTGTCTATATCTGATTGGATTGATACGGATAAGAGACTCACCAGGTCATTGAAGCAAAATTACCGTCACTACGGTCAACCGCCTATGGAGGGGCAGGAGATAACCAGTATCGGGTTCAGCTTCAAGGCTGAAGGCGTATATGTGCATTTGGGCGTAGGTAAGGGTTATAATATGGAGAATGGAACGCGTATTCTTACCAAAACGACAAATGATAAGTGGAACCGGCAGCCAAAGCCCTGGTTTAATCCTATTATTGAGCAGCATATTCCGGAACTGGTAGAGATCGTGAAAAAATACTGTGGGACATTGCTTGTGAATACTACAAGAATTTATATTAATACATGATTATGAGTAGGATAAATAGGAAAATTGGCAACTTTAGTTTCGTAGATACGGTTGCCGGTCAGTATGCTATCAATATGAATTGGAGCCAAAGTATGAGCCAGTTCTTTGATGCTGGTTCGCAGGATTGGGACGGCGACCCCGTAAATGTAGCCGGAGTACGGGTTGTTCCCTGGGGACCGGATAACAATATGCCGAATGCCATTCGTGATTTGCTGGAGAAAAACAATTTAGGCCCCGGCATTTTGGATCGTAAGACCGGGCTTCTGTATGGGCAGGGACCGATGTTGTATCGGGTGAGGATTGAGAATAATGAACGTACTCAGGAATGGCTGGAAGATGATGAAATTCAGCAATGGCTGGATAGCTGGGATTATAAGGAGTATATTCGTAACAATTTGGTAGAATACACCCACATGAATGGGCATTTTACAAAGTACTATATGGGTAAGGGAGTACGCATTGGACGGCCCTGGGTGCAGCGGCTGGAATCTCTTCATAGTAGTGAAGCACGTTTGGTATGGCCGGATGATGATAGCCGGAGGCTTGAAAATGTGAAAGAATATTTGACTGGTGATTTCGATTCTTTCAGAAGCAGGACTTTCCGTAAATATCCGAAGTTCGACAAATGGCATCCGACCCAACATGAGACAGCCATTAGGTATCATTGTATGCGTAGTTTCGGTAGGAGCATGTATGCTATATCTTGCTTCTATGGCTCTGTTCCCTGGCTTGAAAATGCGAATAACCTCCCGGAGATTATTCGTCATTTGAACGAAAACATGATTGCTGCTGCCTATGTGGTGCATAGCCCTCAGGAGTATTGGAATCAGAAGCGTGAACTGATTATGACCATGCACGAAGATTGGGATGAAGCGAAGGTTCAGAAAGAAATGGATCGTTTGAAGGATGAGCTGACCGAAACAATTGCAAATGTCATGGCAGGCAAGAAGAATGCCGGCAAGTTCTTTAGCTGTGTGGACTTCGTGGATGCCGATGGTCATACGCAGAGCTGGAGAATAGAACCGATTGAAATGAATATCGATAAGTACATCGAAGCTCAAGCAAAGATTTCCCGTATAGCGGATAGCTCTACTACGAGCGGGTTCGGGCTTTCTCCGGCACTGGCGAACATTATTATCGATGGTAAGAGTGATAGCGGAAGCCAGATGCTCTATGCCCTTAAAATATTCTATGGTGCGGATACGCAGATACCGGAAGAAATTGCGTTGGAAGCCATTAATGATGCCATACGCATTAATTTTCCTCATAAGAAAGGAATTTTTCTTGGTATTTACCGAAAAGTAATAAACAAAGAAGATAATGTATCGGCTCCTGACAGGCCGACGAATCAAGTATAAGAGTATGAAGCAGAAAGATATCGATTTCCCGGATTGTTGGGAAGAGGTGAAGCCGCAGGAATGGCTTCATTTGCTCAAGATGCGCAGTAAGTTAATGAAACAGCGGGGATTGGCTCTGATAGATGTGAAACGCGAGTGGTGCGCTTATGTGCTGAAGAAGCGGGGCTATCGTTTTAAGTCAAAGGTGGATGATATGTTACTGGTTGATAGGTTGGCCGATACGCTGGATTGGATGTGGAAAGTGGAGGGAGATATGGTTGAACTTACTTATGATAGTACGGAGAACCTTTTTCCTGTATGGCGCTATCTTAGAGGGCCTGCCAGCCATGGAGCGGACCTGACTTTTGGGGAGTTCCGCCAGGCGGCGGCCGTTATGAATAAATACAATGCCGGACAGGCTCCTGCAGATCTGCGTGCGTTGTGTGCTATTCTTTATCGTAAGGCAGTCAAGGATAAAGGGTGTATTTCGCGGGAACCGTTTCATCCACAATATATGGGGCGTTACATGGGATTGGTACGGGATATGCCGGATTGGATTCAGTGGGGAGTGTATGCCTGGTTTGCGTATTTCTGCCACTACCTGTTTACAGGAATCTTTATCATCGACGGGCTGGAACTTTGTTTCGCACCGGTGTTCGAACGTCATAGGAAAAGCCCGGATGCACAGCCGGGTGTCATTCAAAATCTCGGAATGAACAGCGTGCTTTATTCGGTTGCCGAAAGCGGAATTTTTGGTAATGTCGATGCTACGGACAATACATTGCTATTACGTGTGATGATGAAGTTACTGGATGATAAACAGCGGGCGGATGAAATGATGAGAAACCTCAAAAAATAAATGCTATGATATTCAATAAAGATAAGAACGGAGCAAAGGAACTGCGCGAGTTAACGTCCAATTATTACGCAAATAATGATTTCAACAAGATAATTGGAGAAATAGAACTGGCAGCTGATGAATTGGCGCAACTGGTTGGAAAGCCGGTAATGAATTTGGCGGAAAAGTACTATAATGGTTCGGAAGAAAGTAAGGAACATTTGGATTTCGTTCGTAAAGTACAGCGTCCGGTTGCATTGTTGGCTACACTTCGGTTGTATCAGAAAAACGATCTTAGCCATGAGGATGATGGCCGTAAGTTTAAAGTAGCGACTGATAGTAGTGAAAAACTACCTTGGGAATGGCAGTTGGATCGTGATGACGCGCTTCATCTCGAAGAATACTACAAGGCAGTAGATGTGCTGATACGCTATTTGAACGATGAAGAGCCGGAAGAATGGACGAATAGTGATACGTATAAGTTATCCCAAACATTGCTTATCCGTAATGGCGCATCATTCGATAAATATTTCCCGATCGAAAAAAGTGAAAGGATGTTTCTCATTCTTCTTCCGTTTATACAGGAAGCGCAACAGCTTACAGTGAAGCGGGCTTATGGTGTGGCGTCATGGGACGTACTGGTGACAGAAAAAGAAGTACCGGAGACGGATGCCCATTTTGCAGCTTGCAAGGCTGTGGCTTTGCTGGCTATGAGTATGGCGCTTCGCCGGTTGTCACTGAGCGTGATACCGGGCGGAATTGTACGTAAGTTTATGGCAGAAAGCGGTAAAAGCGAACCGGCTTTGTTGGATGATGTGAACAGGGTTTCACAATGGTTGGCGGATGATGCTGCTGTATGGATTGATGAAATGAAGCGGGCACGTGATGGTAATATTCCGGAATATGACCTGCTTCCAAAGAATGACAAACGAAATAAATATTGCCGATTATGAATGTAGTACAAAGACCTAATGCAAGAGAGTTTTGCGGTACGATGCGTGATTATATCATAGATACGGATAGCTCCATAACTTTTTCGGTCCGCTACGGCGGTAGAATTATTCTCGAAGAGGAATATGTGCCGGATGCGGATTATAAGGTGCGTACTCGCGGGCTGGGTAAGTTCTGCGAACTGGCATTGTGGGGAGTGTGGTGTGCCGGAGAGAATACGACACAGACAGATGCAGCCGGTGACTTTACATTTCTTATCAATGGGGTGGAGGATATGACCTGCTTTGTTATGTTCAGCCGGTTGGCAACCAAAAAGGATGCTGCAGCTCCGGGATGTCTCAGCGAGGTTACTCAGAAAGTGACATATCCTGCAACTAAGGAGTACGTCAGCGGTTTCCCAATTATGGAAGCCGGCAGGAAAGGTGTTAAGGTAACTGCGTATTGGGATGATAATACTGAAGAAACGAAGTTTGTTACGATCACGTCGGAGGGGGATGATAGTGCGGTTTATACTTTCGATGCCAGTCCGGATCGCATAAGCACTCTGTTTGACAAACCCAATATCGCCCAATATAAAGTGTTGGTTTCTAATGGAGCGATCTTGTTTACTGTTAACCGTACCAGATATATGGACATGTGGTGTTTCCGCTTTAAAAATGTGTATGATATGCCGGAAACATTGACTGTAACCGGAGGCCTGAAAATGGCTGGTAGCAATGAGAGTGATACGGCTGTTATGTACGGTGTCGATCGCAATTTCGCAGTGAAAGTGACGGATGAATATACGGCTAATAGCGGGTGCATTTTCTTACAGAGTGATTATAAACTATGGCATAACTTGCTTAATACACAAGAGGCAAGCATCTTCGTAAATAACGAATGGATACCGATTGTGATTACTAAACAGAAGTTTGACCGCGAGTTTCGCCGTAGTATATTGAAGACGGTTGAATTTAGTTTCCGAATGGCAAATCCGGAACAAAATAATCTGATAGAGCTATGATTAATATACTGAAATATAGAGAAATCATGCTGGAGCTGAAAGAACGGGTTAATGCTGTCAGTAAAATAAAAATAGACGGTGTTGTGATAGCTGTCAGCGAAAAACACCTGGTGAAAAAATTAAAGGATAAGGACGGATTGATTTTATGCTCCAACTATCCGGACTCTACATCTGCCGGTGGTGAGGATAGCTATACCGACCATAATAATATGATACTGTTTTTACTTGAGAAAGTGCCTTCCGGCCAAGAGACGGATGAAGAAGAGCTGATGCACTATGTAAGTATCCAACAGGTCGTGCAACTTCTTAAAACCCAACTGCGTGAAATGGATTTTACGTGCGGATATATATCCGGGGCTGAGAATATGACAACAGAATGGGAATATGACGTTTTCGGTGGCTGGAACGGACTGAGTATCGGACTTAAATTGAGTGATTATGACTGAACTCATCATTGATGGTGTGCATGCTGAACTTCCGAAAGATTTCAATGTGCAGGTGAAACGTGAGAATCCGTTTTTTACGAAAAATGGAGAATATACTTATGATATTACGTTGCCACTTACAAATCCGACTAATGCTGCGCTATACCAGCACATTAATCGTATTAACAGTATACAGGAGGCGAATGCCAAGAAACGTTCGGCCATATTGCTGGCGGATAATCGGACCTACTGTAATGGAACGGAGGTCATAACCGGATGGACTGAAAAGGCCGTTAGTATCCAAATTGCTTCAGGTAATTCTGAATTCAACTACTTTATAGGAGGTGATGCGCTTATTTCATCACTCGATATGAAAACGACTGACACAGCCGGGCAGCTGCTTGTGAATTTCGTGAAGAAAGTCTATCCGGAGGTGGAATTTTGCCTTGCTCCGATAGTTGACGAGTCCACCGGAGATGTTATCAATAACTGGGCAATGACTACCAATATCGATGGCGTGGCCAATGAAGACCCTATGATGTGGATGAACAGCATGGGAAATATATTTCCGCAACCTTATCTTATTTGCTTTGTGGCAGAACTCATCAGGGCGCTTGGCTATGAGCTGGAATACAATCAATTAGATGAGACACGATACCGATATCTGTATATATGTAATGCGGCACGTACTCGTAAGTGGAGTGAGATGCTTCCCGGTTGGAAGGTGAACGAGTTTCTTACACAGCTGGAAACATTATTCAATCTGTCATTCCTGGTAGACAATAAAAGTCGGAAAGTAAGATGCGTGTTCAAAAATTCATTTTATGATGGTAACAAGATGAACCATGTCCGCCAGGTGACGGATGTCTACGAGGTTAGTGTAGAGGAGAGTTCTGAAATAGATGATCCTGTTGTATCTAACCTTGAATATAAGTATGAAGATAGCGAATTTTGGCGGTACGCGTCACTCTCTGAAACGGTAATGAATAAAGCAAAGCGGGATGTAATCCCCGCTGATTTTAAAGGTTCCGGTCAAAATACACGTGTTGGCAGTTGGTTTGCCATGGAAGAACATCAGGTTACGGATACTATTTATATGGATGAATTGGATGGGCATGAATATCTGTACGGCTCTTATTATAAGGATGACAATGCAAAAGGTTATAGCTATTTCTTAGTAAACCAGTTCGGAAAACTCACCCGAAAGGATACTTCCCATACCGTAGGGCTTGATATCGTTCCGGCTACGTTTGTGCGTAATGAGATTATTTTCTATAATTATCATGAGATTAAGAAGAAATGGAGATATATTCCTACTGTGTCCGGAAGCGGTGCGCCTCAGGAAGAAACTGAACAGGAGTTGATTGATATGGTCCGGAACAATACGTCCGTTGCTTCTGAATCCAAGAGACCTGTTCAATTGGCTTTTTATTCCGGTATGGCCGTGGCTATGGTTTATAATAGGGTATCCATGCGGCAGCCTGCACCGTATGCGGACACATTACTGGGTACGTATATCGGTGAACGTGGGGCATTGCTAAATCCTTCCCTTAGTCAGGGGGAGTCTCTTAGCTTTCGGGTTTTGGATACAGATTTCTATCAAGGCGGATATGATATTGATTATCTGCATCCGATTAAACTTAATAGTTATGATCCGAATCTCTACGATCCGCGTGGACTGTTTGAAATACGTAACAAACGCTATGTTTGCAAGGAAATGGAATATACTCTTGATGCTTATGGCCGTAAGGGAGCCTGGACAGGTGCTTTTTATCCGATCCGCATTAGTGATACGGAAGCAGAGCAGCGCTGGATACTTACTGACGGAAAATGGCGTGACGGTGGAGTTTGGCTGGATAATGGACGCTGGTTGGATGAATAGTTCGATATTAATAGATAAAGGTCTGGTAGTTTGTTCTATCAGGCCTTTTTTCTGTCCTTTTTTAAGGGAATGAGTGGGAATACCTTTGCACTGATTAATTGTGTAGGTAGTATGGCGATAAGTATAAATGATTTCAGAATGGCGATCCGAATTGATAATTCGGAAGCTAAAATAAAATTTGAGGAGACCAAAGAACAGATTGCTTCTGTACGGGCAGAAATGGAAAAACTGGCTTCGGAGGGTAAAAAGGAATCTGAAAAATACAGGGCTCTCAAACAAAAACAGGATGAACTGAATAAGAGCCTGGCTGAATATCGTAAAGAAGGAGTGAAAACGGCGTTGTCTTATGCGGAACTGCGGAAAGGGGCGTCACAGCTGAAACGGGAAATGGATAGGGCCACTCCCGGTTCTGAAAAATGGAAAGCTTTACGTCAAGATTACCTGCTGACTAAGCAACGGATGAAAGAGCTGGAAATACAGGCAAGGGATACCCGGTTTTCTCTTTCAAAGGTGGCGGATGGTTTTAATAGATATGCAGCCATTGGTGCTGGTGCAGTTGCTTCGCTTACCGGTATGGTAGTGACGGCCCGTAAATGTGTTGATGAGTATGCGGAAATGCAGGAGGCTGAAGCACAGGTTATCAAATATACGGGTATGACCAAAGAAGAAGTTGCGGCTTTGAATGAAGAATTCAAAGCTATGGATACCCGTACTGCTCGTGAGAAATTAAATGCTTTGGCCGGTGATGCGGGACGCTTGGGAATTACAGGCAAAAAGGATGTATTGGAGTTTGTAGATGCCGCTGATAAAATCAATGTGGCACTGGGTGAAGATTTGGGAGAAGATGCCGTTAAAAACATCGGAAAACTGGCACAGATGTTTGGCGAAGATAAAAAACTTGGATTGCGCGGTGCAATGTTATCTACCGGTAGTGCTATCAATGAGGTAGCGCAGAATTCCAGTGCGGCCGAGGATTATTTGGTTGGATTCACAGCTCGTGTGGCGGGTGCAGCGAATCAGGCAAAGGTTGCTCAGGGGGACATCCTGGGATATGCTTCTGTACTTGATCAAAACATGCAGCAGCAGGAAATGGCGGCGACAGCTTTCCAGACACTGATGATGAAGATGTATCAGGAACCGGCTAAGTTTGCAAAAATGGCAGGACAGAGCGTGGAAGACTTTTCCACGCTTATCAAAAAGGATGCGAATGAGGCAATACTTCAGTTTCTGGAGACATTGAATAAGAAAGGAGGGCTTGATCAGCTGGCTCCCATGTTCAAGGAGATGGGGTTGGATGGTGTTCGGGCTTCTGGTGTCATTAGTACGATGGCCGGCAAAATAGAAGATATCCGTAAGGCACAGAAATTGGCGAATGATGCGTATCGAGATGGTACGAGCATCATTAATGAATTCAATGTGCAAAACAATACGGTGCAGGCTGGTCTTGAGAAGGCCAAGAAAGATTTTAAGGATGTGCGGGTGGAACTTGGTGAAAAACTACAGCCGGTTATGAAATACATGATTACGACCGGTAGCCTGACGGTTAAAGGGTTGAAAGCAGTAGTTTCCGTATTGTTTGAATATAAAGGGATCATATTATCAACGATTACAGCAATAACCGCATATACTTTGTGGATAAAGGCCGGAACGATTGCAACTGCCGCCTATAATACTATCACTAAAGCAGCTACATTAGCTACCAATCTGTTTAATAAGGCAACAAAGGCAAGCCCTTGGGGACTTGTTGCTGCCGGGGTATCGGCTGTGGTTTCGTACTTTACTGTTTTCAAAACGAAATCAGATGAAGTTACGGAATCGCAAAAACGGTTGAATGATGAGTTAAAGCGTACAAAATCTACAATGGATTTAATCGCTGGCGTGAAAGTGAGTGCTGAGAATCTACAGTTCCTTACAGATAAGCAGAAAGAGCAGCTGAAAGAAGATGCTAAACGAGGAATTGACGAATTAGATGGCCTGATAACCAAAGGTATGATTGCCAATAAACAATGGTATGAGTCGGAGAAAAATAGCTTATTGAAGTTGGCAGGAGATAATGAGATACTGAAAAAATCATATATGAATGGTCTTGAAAAAGATTTGCATGAGCGTATGCAGGTTATTGCTGGATATATGGATAAGAAAAAAGAGTTGGAGAAGATTGTATCTATGGTTCCTGATAATGCATCGGGTACGGGCGGTGCGGCAAATGAAAAAACTCTGGACAAAGAATTGTCTATGCGTGAAGAAAAACTGAGGCAAGAGATGCAGGTTGAACAAAACTTGCTTAAAGAGAAGTTCTTGAACGAGGACATGATTCAGGAAAAATATCAGCAAGAATTATATAGAGCAGAAATGAGTTATCTTTTGAAGCGTAAGGCTTTGTTGGAGGCTTATGGCAAGGATGTCTCTGGTATTCAGGGGCAGATCTATGACAAGATGATTGCAGAATCAGACCGTTTGGCACAGGCGGCTAAGGTTGCCGATAAAAATGTGCAGTCTGATAATTTGGCTGTTATTGATGAAGAATATCAGATTCAAAGAGCCGCATTGAAGCAGGCTTATGTCTCAGGTGATATCAAACGGGAAGCTGACTACCTGGAACAGCTGAAGGAGTTGGAACGGCAATATCTGGAAGAACGGAGAGATATGTTGGCTGCTTATGAAGAGGATACTTCTTCCATTGACAGTAGACTGCAGGATATGGATATGGCTGATAAGAAGGACGGTAAGGAAAAACAGCGTGAACAAGGTTTCCGGGAAATAGATGAGACTTCTTCTTTCTCTCAAAAAAATGACATTTTACAAGCGATGTATGATGCTGATTTGATTTCTTATGAAGAATATCAGGATGAGAAATCTCGGATTGCAGAGGAACGCGAACAACAGCGGGCAGATACGGCAAGAGCTGCATTGGATGTAATAGGACAGGCCGCTTCAGCAGCCAGTCAAGTTGTCGGTGCATTACAAGATGCAGAAATAAGTAAGGTTACTCGTAAATATGACAAGCAAATAGCTGCTGCCAAGAAAGCTGGTAAAGATACCACAAAACTTGAGGAAGAAAAGGAAGAAGCTATTAATCAGGTAAAAAAGAAATATGCGGATAAACAGTTTGCTGCCGCTGTATTGCAGGTGACGGCCAGTACTGCGGTTGCTGCAATGGAAGCATATAAGGCCATGGCCGGGATCCCGATTGTTGGACCGGCATTGGGAGCTATTGCTGCTGCAGCAGCTGTTGCCAGTGGTGCTGCACAAATAGCTGTTGCGAAACAACAACGTGATGAAGCGAAGGGGTTGAAGTCCGGCGGTTATTCTGATGATTATGTAGAAGGGTATACTAAGAGTGGGAATCCGGATGATGTGGCTGGCGTGATACCCGTACACAAGAATGAGTTCGTGACCAACCATGAGGGGGTTGCTAATCCGCATGTTCGTCAGTTCCTTGATGTGTTTGATGTAGCACAGAAGAATGGAACAATCCGTATGCTTAATACTACACAGATATTAGAGCAGGTCCGTACTCGTAGTGGCAAGTACAGTGGGGGATATAGCGAAGAAGGTAACGGCATTTCACAACAATCTTTTGCTGGATCATCTTCTACGGAATTGACTCCGGAACTGCGTTCACAGATTGTGGAATTGTTGCGAAGGAACAATGAATTGTTGGTCGCTATTCGTGATAAAGATTTAGTTGTGGATCCTCGTAAAGTACGTGATGGGATAAGGCGGGTGGAGCAATTGGAAAGTAATGTGAGCCGTTGATGCTGTCCTTTTTCTTGAACATTTGAGCTACTAATTTTGCAACATCATGAATGTATATGAGGCAATAAATCAAATGAGGGCATGTAGTGAACGCGGGGAGACTTTTTCCTTTGCGTTCATGAGTTATAGCTATGAACGTCGGAGAAGTGAAGGTGTCGTGAAGATCGAACATGCCCGGCTTCGTAAACAAAGCCATAAGAAAAATAATCGATTTGCTGATTATATGCTGAATTTCATTGATATGGATACAATGGATTATGAAATGTGCTGGCAACCTCTTCTTCTTGAGTTTAACGGTATCGAATTGGAGTTGAAATAGATATGGATAATAAATATGAAAATATAATTCCTTGGAATGGGGCCAATGATACCGGACGTGACGTCCGTATGAAATGGAAACGTAATTTTGAGAAAGTCGGATTGAATTTTCAAAATATAGATGAATTGTTAGGGTTATTGGCCGATGAATTGGACACAAAGTTAAGTCGGACTGATTCAGATACTGCCAAAGGAATAATCACCTTTCTCAAAGGGCTTGTTTCAGAGGAAATAATCCAGGCTTTGTCCGGGGTGGAAATCGGCGCGAACGGCAGCGGCATTACTGTCCTTGAGAATGGCGCCTCCCAGGCTGTAGTTGATTATCTGTATGTCAAGATCAAGGCCGTATTCGACGAGCTTGAAGTCAAGAAGAAAACATACGTAGGTGGTGAGCAGGTGATATCCCATGCAGGGATGAAGTGTATTAAGGTGGAGGAGCTGGCTGACGCCTACCGTTGCTATTTCAAAGCCAAGGAGGACGATATGGAGATAGAGAATCAGTTCTCGGTCGGTTCTCTCGCCATTGCTCAGGAATGTAACATCAAGACTGGAGTGTCGCAACATGCCGGCAACCGTTATTATTGGCGTGCCGTAACATCTGTCGGCAGTGACTACATCGACCTTTCCAAAACAGAATGTGATAAGAATGTGGAGAATGATATACCTGCGATTGGTGATGATATTGTCGGCCTCGGACATAAGACGGATATTACCCGTCAGGGGGCTATTATTTTGTCGTCAGTCGACGAGGTTGCACCCTCTATTATCATGTATCAGGGAATTAATGATTTTTCTCTGGTAGGTAAGGACGTGATTGCCCTTGACTTCGACAAGTCTACCGGCAGGGCGAGAATGCGGGTATATGGCAATGCATACATCGGTGCCAAAGATCGCAGCCAGTATATTGAACTCAAGGACGGGAAGGTCAACATCAAAGGTACAGTGCACATAGAACCCGGCAGTGACGGTTTCGAGAACGTTGATGGCATGGAGTTTGGAAAAATCAACCTCATCCGTAATTCCGGGTTTTCCGGCGATTATAATTCCGCCAAGCTGGAGGATGCCACCGAAGTTACGGATGAAACTGAACTGTACAATCAATCCATTAAATGGTGGGCTGCAACCAATGTGACTATCAATTACGAGGACAGCGAGAGTGCGACCGGACATTCTGCCACCCTGACTACCGGTGTTATAATGCAAACGCTCTATTACCGGCTTATGGAAGGAGAAAGATATATCCTGTCTTTCAAGGCAAAGGGTTCTTCCGTCAGTATTAGTGTCGGGGGACTGGAACAAACGCAGGAACTGAAGCCCCAATATGACCGTTATGTATTTCATTTTACTGCCGCACCCGATACAGAAATTACATTCAGCGGCTCATGCACGATAACGGAGATACAGCTTGAGCGCGGAACCGTCCTTTCCGTATGGAGCTTGTCACCATTGGACAACAACAGCTTTGAAACCAAGTTCGAAGCACTGAAATACCTTACCGATGCCATACGCGAGGGTTCGTCCACATTCATCGGAGGCCTGGGGCTTCTGTCCATGATACTTGTAGGCAACTATACTGACGGTGAGCTGAAGAAAGTCACCGGCGGTTTCTCCGGTGTGTATAACGATGACGACGATCCGCTACTCTGGGGCAGCGGCGACTTGGAAAAGGCGATCCGGACCATCTCCAAGTGCAAGGATGACCCTATGGCCTTCCTGAACATGAGCGACAACGAACTGTCCGAATATGTCAGGACCGTCCTCACACATGGCGGCCGTACTGTTTTGAGCGATGCAATTGTCAGGGGCTATCTCTATGCCATTGACGGTTACTTCAAAGGGACGGTCGATATGGGGGACGGCGTGACCCATTTCGACAAGGACGGCAGCGGCTGGATCGGTAAAGCCGATGACATATATTTCGCCAAATGGGACAAACTCCTGAACTGGTCGCTGTGTGCCGGGAATATCAGCTGGGACAACGTCAATAAGGTATTGGATATAGCAGGCAAGTTCAACGCCAAGCTGGGCTCCAAAATAGGAAACCTGACCATCAACGAAAACGGTGCCATGTCCGGCGGTAATGCAGTCTTTGAAAAGGTTGGTTATTTATGGGTTCCCGTAGTCGGTGGCGGTCAGGAATCAATTGATGCACAAGTCAGGAAAACCATTATTAACCAGATCGGCAAGAGTACCACTATCCTGTTGAAAATGAATATGGGGTTGGAAAATTATACCTATACCATTGACCTGCCGACACGCGATGAACTGAACACTCAAGGTATCTCCGATTGTGGCTTCAAAATAACGCTCATTGCTGCAGATAGCCGTATTTACCCTGATATTTTTGGAATCGGAGAAATCAACCTGAATCCCACATTCCGGATCAGCTCCCGTCCCCGGGAAAAAGTGAGTATAAATTTCCAGGAACGTGAACTGCCGACCGGTGAGATGCACGACAACAACGACAACCGCATTGAATATTTAGATATGGCGGCAGGTGACGTGCTTGAACTGTACTATTATAACAGAGTCTATTATCTATTGAACAGAAGGAACTGACATGGATTTGAATACGATACAATCAGACGGACGCTGGGGCGATGTCGCCGCCTTCATCAACGCCAATTTCGAGAAGATACGGCTGGAGCTGATGAAGCTGCGCCATGCCTCCATCCTTACATTCTGCAAGGGGTATTTCTCTACGGAATCCCGTTTCCTGAAGAAGTATCCTACGGGCAAGACCGGTGAATACGCCTTCGTCGGTATTCCATGGCCCGGTACTGTATATGAATGGGCGGATACGGCATGGGTGAATACCGGTATAGCCCCGCAGCTCGGAGAAGCCGTTTTCATCGAGATGTTAAAACGGCATATAGATAACGAAACCATTTATTGGGATGCTACGGACGAAGTCATCAAGTCCGCCGGTGGCGGTGAAAGCCCTGTCGAAACCTGGCAAATTTCACTGGGTTTCAATTTCAACGCCAATGAGTTTGCCAAGGCCACAGTGACCGCTTCCGGTGACGCAACAAGTCTCAAGCTCTCTCCCGACGGCAGCAAATATATTATTCTGGTCCGTAAGGGTGGTACCGTTACCATAGACATACATCCCCGGGAGGGTTATGAAGTGGAACGGCTGAACGTGAATGGCGTCAGCCAGGGGGCTGTTGACAGCTATACATTCACCAATGTCGATAAAGACAACACAATGTATCTGTGGATCATGGTGAAAGAGGAAGAACAGCCCGTTGACTTTCTGGAACGCAGCGACCTGCCGGGAACATACTACTCTTCCACCCATGTGGCGCTCAACGCCATCAAGGCGGACTATCCCGACGGACTTACGCAGGATGTGACGTTGTCTTGTGTGAAGCAGGCCAAGGAGAGGCGCCTGCAGCAGGATACCGCCAAGCCAACCAACCAGCGCATCTGGCTGGCCGTACTGGAAGACTGGAATAAGGGCGGAATGTACACGCTGACCATAGACGGGGCCGGAATGTTGACTTACGACTGCGCAAGTCTGGGAGGAATACGGCTGAACAATGTTGACAACATCCTCATCAAATCCGTATCATTTACCAACTTCTGCAACTATGTGGATGCGGGTACTCCCGATGAGATAGCCGCTGTGATGTCGGTAGGAGGCAATGATTCTTTTAACCGCAACCTGTTCATCACAGACAGCTCTTTTGACGGTCTCTCAACTTCCAACGGCAAGTCGGTAGCCACTTATTCGGTATCTACCAAATATACGGAGAATACCACAGTGGAAGGATGCAGGTTCAGCAATAACGGCGGATTGACATTCAATATGACCAACAGCCGCCTGACCGTATTTTCGAGAAACAAGATCAGCGGGCTTTTTACCACCGGAATGGCCCTGGTGGGACATGCGGGCCTGTTCAATGTGACCAACGGTCACCGGCTGATTCTGGAGGATAACGAACTGGACGGCACCAGTTTCCGCGAAAGCCTGCTGTATCTCTCCGGGATCGACAGCATAGCATTGAAGCGTAACTACATACATGGAGGGGCACGAATTATCGAGATGTCCTCCAATACGGCTATACGGAAGCTGGAGATAGAGTCCAATCTTATTGTCAATACGGTGAATAACCCTATTTTCACATGGATTCAGGAACTGTTCTCGACCAGTACGGATGTGACGAGAAGTGCGACAAATGGTATCGTCGTTTCTACTACAATCTGCGTTTGCAGATGCAGGAAT